TTGGTATAAACCCTATTACTTTGATTGTAAGCATAATTTAATTAAAGAAGGTAAAACGTATAAGTTATGCTTTGAGATGACCAGATGGGGCAGTGGTAAGCCAGGTTGGTTCTACACCTCTAATTCTGACCGTATTTATCATGTAAGTGTTAAACACAAAACATCAATATTTTACGATTTAAAACAGATGAGGAAGAGAATCAGAGAGCAACTAGATTTAGGTAATATTAAAATAATTCATAAGAAGAAAAAAGAATCGTTATTAATAATCAAACATAACGATCCGGCATTTAAAGATCTATTAAGGTTTCAATATTAAGGAGAAAATATGAATAAAACAAAGATAGAGAGATTTATTCAAAAATATAATTTAGGCGGCAATGTAGAAAAAGTAATTTGGAATGCATTTGAAAATAAACTTTCAACGTCGTTTATTACACCTGATAAATCTCTATTAGGAAAAGTTTCCGTCGATGAGTTTTCATTTGAAGATGCTAAGTTGGGGGTCTATTCGACAAATCAGTTACAGAGAATGTTGGCAATTATGAGTGATAACATTGAAGCTGTATTAAATAAAACAAATAATACAGCTATTTCATTAGGAATAACAGACAATAATATTGCGATTAGTTTTATGCTAGCAAATTTAGCAGTAATTGAAAAGCCACCCAAACATGCTAAATGGCCATCATTCGATACAGTGATGAGTATTGATAATAATTTTATTAATAATTTTATCAGAGGTAAAGCAGCTCTACCAGATACCAATACTTTTACATTACTTGATCGAAATGACGATGCAATAGATGTAGTTATTGGATATTCATCTGTAAATACAAATCGCATTACGATTCCTATAGAAGTAAAGGAAAAATTTCTATTTGAGGAAATCTCCTTTGATGCTAATCTATTTAAGGAAATTCTGCTTGCAAACAGAGAATGCCCTTCTGGTAAATTTGAAGTATCTGATAAGGGATTAGCTCATTTAGTTTTTGAAATTGATGGCTTTAAAGCTGAATATTACTTAACTTCAACGCAGGATATAGATTAGCATATGGAAGAAAGAAATCATTATATTTTTGCTGAGAAGTATCGACCAAAAACATTAGATACCTATATTGGAAACGATCATCTAAAAGAAAAGGTAAGTCGATACATTCAATCTGGTGATATACCACATTTATTATTTTACGGGGTAGCAGGAACAGGGAAAACAACGTTAGCAAAAATAATCGTTAATAGTATTGAATGTGATCATATTTATATTAATGCGAGTGACGAAAGAAATATTGATAATGTTAGAGTTAAAATAAAGAATTTTGCCTCCTCTGTTGGGTTTAAGCCACTTAAAGTTATTGTTTTGGACGAGGCGGATTATCAAACGCCAGTAGCGATGGCGGCATTGAGGAATTTAATGGAAACATTTTCAAAGCATACAAGATTTATTTTAACATGTAATTACGTCGAGAGAATTATAGATCCAATTCAATCACGCTGCCAAACGTATAAGATTGTACCCCCATCAAAGCGAGATGTTGCTCTACATTTAAAGGGAATATTAGAGACAGAAAATATTGAATTTGATTTAGATGATATCGCAGTTATTATTAATTCAAGTTATCCTGATATTAGACAGATAATTAATTCGACTCAGCGACAGGTAATAGATAATAAATTATCACTTGATGTTAATTCGATAATTCAGAATAATTATAAGTTAAAATTAATAGAATTGTTAGGAAAGAAAAATTCATTTAATGAAATACGGCAATTAATAGCAGATAATTCAGTAAGTGATTATTCAGAGCTTTATAGATTACTTTACGATGAAGTAAATACATTCGCAAATGATAGAGTAGCAGAATGTATTTTAGCGATTGCTGAAGGACAATATAGAGAAACACAATCAGTTGATCATGAAATCTGTTTCATGAGCACAATTATTAACATATTAGATATAATGGAGAAATAATATGAACCAACAACCAAATTTAAAAGAACAAATTGATTTATCAAAAACAACACCTATATCATGTGATAAATGTGGCGGAAAAACATTTGAACAGTCATTGTTGTTACGTAAAATGTCTGCAATTGTTTCACCAAACGGCCATGAAATAATTATACCAGTTCAGGTATTTAAATGCGCGTCATGCGGACATGTGAATACAGAATTTGTTGATAGTGAATTAGCATTGTAATATAATGCCGATCTACGAATATCGTTGCCCAACATGCGGCCGTGGGATAGAAGTGCTTCAGAAAATAAATGATCCTGCGCCTTTATGCCCAACATGTAAATGGAATCCGTATAAATCAGGGGATGAAGAAACTATGGTGAAAATAGTAAGTAGAGTATCAAAAGCACAGTTTAAGGGCCCTGGATTCTACGAAACGGACTATAAAGATAAATGAATATATTTGAATGGGCTAATCAGATTTTCTATTACAAAAGAGATTGGAATACTTTCGACGAAAAAGAAAAGAAAGCATTTCAGCCTTATATGATAAATCGTATACTTTCTATGAATAGAGACTATATTCAGATTGTAAATTACTTTCAAAAGTATTCTGTTGGATTACTTAGCTCAAGAGAAGTTTATAAATGGTATTGCGATATTATTCCAAAAAAGAAACAGTGGAATAAATATATTAAGAGTAAACAACAAAAAAACTATGAACCGTGGCTAATTGATATTATTAGAGAATACTATAAGATTAATTCAAAAGAAAGCATTACTTATTTAAGTTTATTATTTCAAACGAGAGAGGGAAAGATAGAATTAAAGAAAATTTTAGAAGCATATGGAACAGAAACGAAAAAAATTAGGAAGTTAAAATTATGAACAGAATATCATATTCACAGTACTCAAAATGGGCTTCATGTCCCTATAGCTGGAAGTTAAAATATATAGACGATCTTTCAGAGTTTGAGCATAATATTTATTTAATTTTTGGATCAGCTACTCATACTGTAATACAAAAATATCTTGAGGTTATGTATAGCGAATCAATAAGAAAAGCAGATGAGTTAAATCTTTCAGAGATGTTACAGGGGGAATTAATTAATGAGTTTAAGAAAGCAGAGAAGTCTGATAATAAAGCTCCATGTACTAAAAAAGAATTATACGATTTTTTTGATGATGGAATAAAGATACTTGACTATTTCAAGAAACATAGAGGAGAATATTTTCCTAAACAGGGGTGGGAATTATTGGGATGCGAAATTCCTCTATCAGTTGATCTAGAAAGAAAAATAACATTTGTTGGATATATTGATGTGGCAATTAAACATAAACCAACAAATCGAGTAAAGATTATTGATATTAAAACATCTACTATGGGATGGAATAAATATCAGAAAAAGGATAAAGTTAAAACGTCTCAACTATTATTATATAAACACTTTTTCGCAAAACAGCAAAATCATCCTATTGAAAATATTGATGTAGAATATTTCATTGTAAAACGTAAGTTATGGGAAAACGCCGCCTTTCCTCAAAAACAAATTCAAACATTTTCTCCAGCAAATGGAAAGGTTAGTATTAATAAAGTTACTAAAGAATTGGATAATTTCATAAATACTTCATTCGATGAAAATGGAAATTATATAAGTGAGCAAAATGCTACACCAAGCAAAAAAAATTGTAAATGGTGTGAATTTAGAAAGACTAAATATTGTAAGCTGGGAGTTTAAAATGATTGCGAAGAGAGCCGTTGGATTAATACTAGATGATATAATAGAAAGTAGAGATTTTGAAAAAAAAGCCTTGGAAAAGTTAGAAAATATTCGTAAATTTAAAGAGGGTAATTTCAGTACTACGTTCTTTCATTTTAACGTGAAGGAAAATGAAATTAAGAAATTTATTAAAAGAAATACAGATAAATTGTTTGATATAAACATAGAAATAACAAAGCAATATAATAAACATGTTTATTTTTTGATAGATTCCCTCGAGAGGAATCAAATTAACAATTTTCGATATTTATATAATGGAGATATAGTGGATGGATTGAATGAATATACAACACTAATTCACTATATTAGAAATAAACCAAATAGGAGAGGAATAAAGTAACATGAAAATAGGAATTGTTGGAAGTCGACGTTGGACTAATAGAAAGAAAATAAAGGATTTCATTTTTGAGCTGAAAAAGAAATTCGGAGGAGATTTAGTAATCGTTAGTGGAGGATGTCGAAATGGGGCTGATCATTTTGCAAAGAAATATGCGTTGGAGTTTGATGTAAAATATGAAGAGTATCCTCCATTTCATGAGACGCATAATATGTATTGTAAGCTACCAAAAAAACTTTATGATAGGCCATATCATGTTTCAAATTATTTTGCACGTAATAAACTAATCGCAAAGAATTCAGGAACGATTGTGGCCTTCATTCCAGAGGGTATGACATCAAATGGTTCAATGAGCACAATTAACTATGCTGAGAAATTCGGAAAAGAAACTTTAATTATTTCATAATTTTTTCATTGTTTTTTCTATTCGTATATATTTATATATAAATAATGATATATAACGGAGATAGAATTATGAAAGAAACAAAACTAACATCAGTGAAAATACTAGAAAAATTATATCAGAATTTCAAAGTTGCAGTCGTTAATTCATCAATGACTCTACAGAAATTAGCAAATAGATCAGTTTTTCTTTATTTGAATGATAGAGAATATAGAGAAAGGCTCGATGTTGAAGATACATTAGCCAATGTCAGCGGCAGTAAATATTAATAATAATAAATAACAGAAAAGGTTATAATAAGTTATGAACGAAAATAAACCAGAAAATCCATATGATAGATTCGTTGAGAGCGTCGGAGAAACAACTGTATTGTTGTTATTCCTTTCGTTCGGAAGCGGGATGATAGTAGGAATGATGTTACTGTCATTTTTGAGGTATTTGGGGTGGTAAAGAAAAGGAAACTAAATTTATCGAGGTAAAATCTACATGGACATATACTACAAATGAAGATATAATTGAAGAAAAATGTTTAGCTTGTGTTAAAGCAGGCTATAAGATAGATGTATGGATTATAGATAAGCCTACTAAAACTATAATTAAGGAATTCAAATATGAGTAGAAATATAGGAGAAAGCGATGGTCGTTTGGCACAGAAGCGTAAAATACTTTTGTTGTCAGACGACCTTTAGCTCAGAATGAGATCTGGCGTTGCGACTGTTTCAAAGGAAATAGTTATGAATACAATTCACCATTATGACTGGATGCAGATCGCTGGAGCAGTTAAGCATCCTAATGAAGGACAGATTATTGATATGTCTCAAGCCACACAAGAATTAACAGGTGTAAAAGACGCATATCTTAAATTATATCCTGTAAGTGGTTATGGTAATCCTGATATATTACGACAGATTATTAATATTGAAAAGCCAGATGTCATCATGATGTTTACTGATCCTAGATTTTGGGGATGGTTATTTCAGATGGAACGGGAAATTAGAACAAAAATTCCAGTGTCATATTTAGCCCTATGGGACGACCTTCCAGATCCGATGTGGGATGGTGCAAATTATGCTAGCTGTGATTTGATTATGTCGATATCAAAGCAATCATATGGTATTCACAATCGAATTCTAAGTAATTTTGGAGTCGATGTTGTTGAGCTAGATTTTAAGGAGATCGAATGAAGACACTTACAAGTTATGTTCCGCATGGAATTAGTTCAAAGAGATTCTTTAAAATTAATAAGAACAGTTCTGAATTTCAGCAGTTTGAACGAAAATATAATTTATCAAAATACGATTTTAAATTATTATATCTGAATAGAAATATTCGTAGAAAAGTACCAGGTGATGTCATCATGGCTTATAAACACTTTATTGAGCAGCTACCAAAAGATGAACAGAAAAAATGTGTATTGATATTTCATACAGCTCCTGTTGATAATAATGGAACTGATTTACGAGCTGTGTGTAAAGCTATTATTCCTGACCAGAATGTTATATTTACATATGATATATCAGGATCATTTGATGATAAGGAAATGAATTTCTTGTATAATTCAGTTGATATTTATATTAATCTAGCTTCAAATGAGGGATTCGGGCTAGGAAGCTGTGAAGCATTAACAGTTGGAACACCGATTATTGTAAATGTTACAGGTGGACTTCAAGATCAATGTGGTTTCAAAAAAGAAGATGGATCATGTTTAGCAGCACATGATTACATTAAGCTTGGAACGAATCATCATGGAAAATATACAGAGCACGGTGAATGGGTTAAGCCTGTATATCCCGTAAGTGTTAGTTTAGCTGGAAGTCCTCAAACACCATATATCTTTGATGACAGATGCAGTTGGAAAGATGCTGGAGCGGCTATCAAAAAATGGTATGATGTCGGGGCTGAAGAACGAGAACGTTGTGGTGAATTGGGACGAAAGTTTGTTCGTGGAGAGGAATCGATGATGTCAGCAAAACATATGGCTGATAAATTTATTAATGCAATTGATACTTTATTGGAAACGTGGGAGCCGAGAGAGCGATATAATTTATTTGATATTAACGATGTTGAATTGAAAACAACAACGACAATGATAGATGGAGAGGAACCTGAATGAGAACTATT